TTCGAGATAATGACATTTTGGCATTGATTACAGAGGAGTAAGACGTGGAACCTGAAGAAAGAGCAAGGGACATGGGCTGGGTGCCATTGGAAGAGTTTAAAGGAAATCCTGAGAATTGGGTTGAGGCTGACATATTTGTTGAAAAAGCCGAAAAATCACTTCCGATTGCAAGGGGAACGATTAAGCGGTTAGAAAGCGAACTTGCGGGCCTGCGGCAGGAATTAAAAAGCCTGGCTAAATTCCATCAGGGGACGGCGGAACGGGAATATAACCGGGCCATGCAAGACTTGAAAAAACAGCAAATATCGGCGGCCGAAGTCGGAGATGCTGAAAAAGTTAAAGAACTCCAGACCGATATTGAAGTTCTTAGCAAACAGAAAACAGCCGATTTAATTCCAAAGGATACCGAGGATGTCAAAGACGTTGTTTCTCAGTGGATGAAAGACAATCCGTGGTATGAAACCGATGACGAGATGGCCGATTACGCCATGAGGATGGATGTTAGGTTGAGAAATTTATATCCTGACAAGCCGGCGCGGGAACATATGGCAATGCTAACCGAGAAGGTTAAATCAAAATTCCCGGAAAAGTTCGGTTCGAATGGCAAACGAAACGCTCCTCCGCCGTCTATGGAAGGAACTGATCGGCATGCGGTGACAAAACAGGGAGGCAAGCATAGCTATGCTAACCTGCCGACTGATGCAAAAACACAATGTGATAAATGGGTTCGTGATGGTTTAATGACACAAGATCAATACGTTAAGGATTATCCTTGGGGTGAATAACATGAAAAGAAGCGTAGAAGATAGGACTGTAGAGACAAGGGAAGTTGAAAGGACGCCGGTGCGACGGAAACCAAACCATATCTTGGGTGGTTTTCATATTAAAACACGGGCTCCTGAACGAGAGGGTTATTATCGCCGGTGGGTGGTTGACCGTCCTGGCCGCATAGAAGATGCTCAAGCCTCGGGCTATTCATTTGTGGTAGACCCGGGCGCAGAGATTGGCGATAAGCCCGATGATATAGCCAAAAGACAAGGGTTAGATAGTAGGTTGTCGATCCGGGTAGGGACTCATCAGGATAACACTCCTATGATGGCGTATTTGATGGAGACTCCCAAGGATTGGTATCAAGAAAATCAGCAAATTAAGGAAGGTTTTTTAAAAGAGAAGGAACGGTCGTCTAATCAAAATACTGAAGGTTGGTCCGCTGCGGATCAACAGAATCAGTATATACCTGGAAAACTTAACAAATAACGGAGATTTTATATCATGTCTAATACTGACACTCCTTTCGGGTTGAAGCCGGTTCGCCATTTAAACGGCAGTCCCTGGAATGGTGCGGTCAAACGATGTTATTTACCGTCCACTGATGGAACGGCTATGTTTATTGGAGATCCAGTAGACCTGGCGGGGTCATCTGATGGATTGGCAGTTGCTCCTACTGTAGTAAAAGCTACAGCCGGGGCGGAAAATCCCATTTATGGGGTTATAGTGTCGTTTGAACCTGATCCCACTAACCTTTCACTGATATATCGGACTGCTTCGACGGCTCGGTATTGTTATGTTTGCGTCGATCCCTCTGTAATTTATGAAATTCAGGGGTGTTCTGGTGCGGCCTTGGGGGCTACTACTGTAGGCCTTAATGCAGTGCTTATTTATACTCACAGTGGCAGCACTGTTACCGGTCTTTCCGGGGTCGAAATGGATAGTGGTGCAGCCACCGCTCCGGCGGCTGATGAAAACTATCAATTGATGATTTTAAATGCCGTTGACCGGGAAGATAATGACTTCGATGCGGCAAATGCCAAGTGGGAAGTCCTTATTGGTCTGCATCGATTAACTTCACATTATACCGGGGCCGCTCAGGTCGGTCCTAAGGGCGTATAAGGGAGGGGACTATGCCTGGATTGATTACTACTGGTAATGTCCCCAAGTCGTTATGGCCGGGCGTAAAAGCCTGGTGGGGACGGTATTATGATGAGCATCCCAAGGAATACGAAGATCTGTTTGAAATGGATACTTCGTCACAGGCCTGGGAGGAAGATGTTCAAGTAACTGGCTTCGGGTTGCCGGTTGTTAAAACTCAGGGTGCATCTATCTATTACGATAGTGAAACTCAGGGCGGCACTTCCCGATATACTCACACAGTGAAAGCTCTTGGGTTTATTATTACCCTTGAAGAAAAACTGAATAACTTGTATGAAAAGGTCGGCCAGCGGAGGACTCAAGCTCTGGCTTTTTCGATGCGGCAGGGGCATGAAATAACTTGTGCCAATATCTATAACCGGGCTTTTGATGCTACCAATTACCCCGGTTGGGATGGCGTATCTCTGTGTTCAACTACTCACCCAAGTGCCGCCGGCACGTGGCAAAACCGTCTTACCACTGACGTTGATTTGTGTGAAACGGCACTGGAAGATATGCTCGTATTGATTGGCAGTATGAAAAATGACAGAGGGCTGGCTATTGCGATCAATCCAAAATCGCTTATTGTCCCGGTTGCACTTTGGTTTGAAGCAAACCGAATCCTTCGGTCAAGTTTGCAAAATGATACTGCTAACAATGCGGTTAACGTGCTCAAAATGACTAATGCTCTCCCTGATGGGGTTAAGCTAAATCATTATCTGACCGATTCGGATTCTTATTTTATCCGCACAAATGTTCCCAGAGGGCTCGTGCATTATCAACGGGTTCCTGTGGCTATCCACGATGATAATGAGTTTGATACGCAGAATATCAAGTATATGTCATATGACTATTATTCTGCGGGTTGGACTGATCCTCGTTCGCTTTACGGGTGCGCCGGCGGTTAACCTTCAATCACTGGAGGGGAGTCTAACCCGCTCCCCTCTACTCTGATATAAGGAGTGGTGAAAATGGGTAGAAATTACATGACAAGCATTATCCCTGCCATGGGGGCTCAACATTTGGGCCTTCCGGGGTTCATGACTCAGGGGAAATCATTTTTTGTGCGGCCATATACGGGCAGTGATGGCAATTCGGGGTTAAGACCTGACAGGGCTTTGAAAACCTTGTCGCAGGCTCTCTCACTGGCCACGGCTGGCCAAAATGATATCGTGTATCTCTTGAGCGAGTCAAACACGGCGGCTTATACCACGGATTATTTAACCACGACGCTTGATTGGAACAAGGATATGGTTCACCTTGTCGGGGTTAATGCCGGGTGCGGACTTGATCAACGGTCCCGTGTAGCATGGAGCAGCACGGGGTATGATGGCACGGCTACCCCATTATTTACGGTATCAGCCGATTCATGCTTAATCGCCAATATTCAATTTTTTGCTGGCATTAACGATGCTCAGGCGCTTGGTTGTGTCGATGTAACTGGTGATCGGAATAAATTCCTCAATGTTCATTTTGCTGGCATTGGTCACGCTACCAATGACGCTGCCGGAGCTTATAGCCTTTATTTGAATGGCGTTGAATCAACTGAGTTTGATCGGTGCTACATTGGGTTGAATACCATTGACGCCGGCACTGCTGCCAATAGTGAAATATTGATGGCCAACACGGTTAAAAATGTATTTTTCCGTGATTGCGTGATTTTCAGACGTATCGAACATGCCACAAACCACCCTCTGGTAAAGATTGCTGCAGCTACCAGCCTGGATGAGATGGTGATGTTCGATCGGTGTCTGTTTATCAGCACGTCAACGAACTATGGCACGATTCAATCGGGAGTTTTTAAGCTTGTGGCAGACTTGACGCAGGGTATTATTGTGGTCAAAGACTGTTATGCCTACAACGGTCCTTTGGCTGCGGCCGGCAAGTGGGATGTCGATGATCGTGATAAAATCAAGATCGTTGGCCATGTCACTCCTGCTGCCGATACTTGTTCTCTGCCTCGGGCTGTCTAACTTTAAACTATTTGGAGGGGAGTATGAACAGCATACCAGGAGACCCGTGGGTAATATGTGATTTGTCAGGACGGAAAGTGCGGATGTCCGAGACAAAAAAAACCTGGGACGGACTGCGGGTGCATGCTCCCCTGTGGTATCCCAAACATCCTCAATTAAGCATCAAGGGTATTAAGGACAATCAAATCGTTGCTGACGCTCGCCCTCGGCCGGACGATGTTTTTGTCGGCGGAAGCGGGGGATATTTAGTCGAGCCATATTTAGAGGAAACTCAGGGATATTTGGGGGCCGATGGTTATGATGTCCCGGCGCCTACATGGGATGATATGATATGACAACCTCCGGGATAACAAGTTTTAGTGTAACCAGGGATGAGATAATTAAGGCTTCGCTTAGGGTGCTGCGGGTTTTGGCCACGGGGGAGACTCCAACTCCTACGATGGTAACTGAGGCTAACCAGGCTCTAAACATGATGATAAAGGCCTGGCAGGGGATTGGTATTGGGTTATGGC